ATCTCCTATCTATGTCCATACTTGCAGTTACATATTGTAACATAAGTACCTGTATCTTTTTGTTTATATGTATAACAACTCATTACCTTTTGCCACCGAAATACTCCACCGCATGACCATTGTTAACCATTAACTGATTTATGTTTACACCATTGATAAAGAACTCTCCAAGTATTCTTCCAAACTTTCCTTTGCCATGTGATTGTAACTCTATTGGGTCCACTGCATCATAGAACTCTTTAGTTAACCATTCCTTTGCAGCCAACCCTCTGACCTTCTCTTCTTTATCTCTTGTTCGTGATTCAGGAGCATTGATGCCCATAAGTCGTACACGACATTTATGCCACACATCAAAACCCAAATCAATTCTGACATCTACTGTATCTCCATCAACTATCTTGATTATATCTACAGCATAATAGTATTTCATCTAATCCTCACAACCACCTATTTTATTTGCAATAGTATTGCTACTACATAATCTTTCTTCTAGCATGTAAACCCAGTAGTTAGTTCCTTCTGCAAGTTCTCTCAATTCATCAATCTGCATTTGTTGTTCTTCAAGTAACAAATATACCTCATCAAAATTTTCCTCATTTTGCATTTGGTATTTATCTAATTGCCCAGCAAAACTTAATACATGGGATTGGACCCAGCTTGTTTGTTCTGCTAATGACTTGTCTAAACCATTTACTTTATCAATTAAATCAAAAGTATTTTTTGCTCCACCTACTAAAAATCCAAGTAAAGTAACAATCGCAATTACAAAAGTTAAATTATCTTTAACACTATTCATTAGCCACCGCAGTTACAGTTTCCACAACATTCCATTAGCCACCTATCTTCCATATTATTTCTGTGATTTCTCCTGATATTCCACTGATAACAGTTAGCACTTCGGCTAATCTTTCATTAGCATTTGTAATTTCTGCTTTTAATACTGCTACTTCATTGGTTAATGTTTGTACAGTTCTAAACAACCAAGCAACTAAGGCTGCTAATCCACCTTGTAATATCTGGCTTGGATTTATCTTGATATTTCCATTCATATATCTATTTTAAAACAAATTAAATTATTCAACATCATCTTCTATTAACCATTCGGATTCAAAGTCATCAATAACCCTGTAATCAGCTAACTTTTTTAGGTATCTAAAGAAATCACGAATATAATAACCTATTAAAAATCCTATAAAATAATCCATAGACACGATTGTATCATACGATTAAGGATTTATTATGTATCTCCTACCCTCATAAATTCAAACATTGTTCTGTTCTTAGTAGATTCTCCTAGTAAGTTACATCCACCTTGATTATCATTGAATTTAAACTTTACTTTGTCGTTTGATAAATCTGTTATATCTAAAAGACAGCCAGTTGTAGAACCAGAGAAATCATTTTGTTCTCCACTATAAGCTGTGTAAGCTATTTCATCCCAAGCTGTTCCATTATTTGCTGTACTATAAACAATCATATCTCCATCTTGATTGTCAGAGGTATTTGAAAATAAAGCGTGAACTGTAATTTTCCAATAACCTGTACTTGGGAATGTCCAAATACCTGAAGAATTTGACATTCCTGTTCCCATTTTAGCTTGTAAAGTACCACTTGGTCTTACGAATGTTGTTATAGGGTCAGCACTAGCAGTTAAGTTTGCAGTTAATTGCCATTGGTCAAGTTCTGTAATACCTTGTGTAATAGCAGATACATCTACTCCATCTACATTTCCATCTTTAATTAAAACACTGTCAATGGTTACACCATTAGCTGAAGTCTTTTCTGATATAGTATCTACCTTTATCTCACTTGCCATAATTATCCTTTAGGGTTATCATCCTTTACTTTTTTGATTGCTTTTGCCCACTCGCCTGTAGCATCTACTTTTCCTGCTACTAAATCTTTATAGAGCACATCAAGCTGGTCGCCAATAGAACCATAAGCTAATCTTCTATCTTGCATTACTTGTATCTCTGCTATTTTTGCGTTGATTTCATCTTCAGTTGGCATAGTTGCTGTGTTATCTAATAATTTTAAGTTAGAATAAACTTCTCCATTAGCAGTATCTTTCCAACCCCACCACTGCATCTTGCCTTGGTTAAAATATTTCATAACATCTGCTAATTGTATTGCCATTATGTTGCTCCTAGTTTTAGAAAAGATACACAAGTAAGGTTTTGTGTTGAACTTCCTCTTAATTCACAGTTTGATTGGTCTACATCAGCAAAAAATTTAACTTTATCATTACTTACATTAGTTACATCAATAATTGTATGAGTAAATGTACTATCATTTGAATTAGAATTATAAGTTCTAGCTTCTCCCACTACAGTATAAGTTGAATTGTCATCAGTTATATGAATTTCAATGGTTACATTTCCTGCTGTATTAGTTATAGTAGAACCTTGTGCAATAATTAAATAATATCCTGTTTCTGAAAATGTAAATATCCCAGAACTCTCTGATACAAGGCTTCCCATATTTCCTTGATTCTCTGTATCTGGTACTTCCCAGTTAGAAGTAATAGCAGCATCTACTGCACCACCTATTCCTGCTGTTAATCTAAATGTTTGTGCTGAAGATAAACCACTTGTAATATCTGAAGTTAAAGCCATAGTTCCAGTTGTATTAGGAATAGTAATTGTCTTGTCTGAGCTTAACGAACCACCATTAGTTAATATGGTATAGTTACCACTTCCATCATCTATTTTTATACTACCTGGCATATCTATCCTTTAGGGTTATCCGTTCTTACTTTATTATAGTTTACAACATAAGCATCCCACTTAGTTGAATCACTACCTATTTCTTTTTCTGTATAGGCTTCCATAAAATCTTTTACTGATGGATATTCAGCAGCTCTATCTCTTTGGTATTTGTTATTATCATACTCTGTTTGTAATCTTTCTTGTTCTGCTTTTATCTCTGCATCAGTAGGTTCTTTAATAGCTCCACTTATCCATTCAACTGTTTCTCCTCGTACAGTTACCACTGCTGTTGAATCTAAACTTATAATTGCTTCTATTTTACTAATTGCCATTATCCACCAATTTCAATAAGAACTATATTATCTTGGAAGTTATCTGTTGCAACATAAGCTGTACCATCTGAACCTTCTTTAAATTGTGTTTTATATGTTAAAGCTGATGTTGAACTAGGACTATCTAATTTAACAAAACTTGTTGTAGTGTAAAGACTTGAACCACCATTTTGAACCATAGTTGCTTCTCCTAAAGAAGTGCTATCCCTTAGTAACTTTAAATACAGAGCAGGTATGCTAGTAGCTGTAGCTGCTGTTTGTTGGGCTACTAAAACTAAAACTTTAGATGAAGTAGAAGAGCAAGTTATACTTGCTGTAAGTCCTGTATCAACATAACTAGAAGATGTAGTATTAGCAGCACTATCTAAAGTTCCTGTAACTACTTGAAGTACATTACCTGTACCACTAGCTAATTTGCCATCTTTAATTAATGCACCATCTATTGTTACACCAGCAGCACCTGTATATTCATCTATTGTATTTACATTTAACGAACTCATAATATTACCATTGTACCAGCATTTGTTACTGTACCTGTTATTGTAATAGGTCCTGCAAGAACTGTACCCTCTGTTGCAGCTATTGTATAAGTAGCAGATTGTGTCTGATTGTGTCTAAAAATACCACCTGCTGCTGTTAATGCAACACCACCTGCGTTCCAGTTAGCCATATCTGTATCATCTAACTCGTAGTGTATTCCACTAGCAATACCATCTGAAAGTGTAAAGTCTGAATCTCCATCTATAAGAGCAGTTGCTGAACCACCTATAGCAGTTCCATTAACACTAAATTCTTTTCCTGTTGCTAAGTCAATACCACCATCATCAATAGTTGCTATTAATGTTTCATCTACATTAAATACCATCTTGCCGTGGTCAGCAGTTCCTGAAGCAGTAGCTGTTGTGAAGTTAATTTGTTCAGCAGTTTTGTTTGAACCACCATTTAATACTTCTATAGTTAATGATTCGGTAGCACTTGTTCCCATCTTTATAGAAACATCTGCATTGTTTGCATCTTCATAGATTGTTAAATCGCCACCAGTTAAAGCTGTAATATTTTGTGATGTATCAACTCCTATTACAGAACTAGAAGCTGTAAGTCCTGTTCCTGCAAATAAAGTAGCTATATCACCTATTGCTTCTTTAGCAGCAGTACCTGAAGCACCACCATCTAAGAACATTACATAATCACCATCAGCAATAGCTGCTTCTGCTGCTTCAGATAAATCTACATTAAATGTTGTAGTAGCTAAATCTAATAATGTTCCAGCAGTATAAGTAGTATTTGTATCTGTTGCAGCAATAGTTATAGAACCAGAACCATTAGTAATAGAAACATTAGAACCAGCAGTTAAAGTACCTTTAGCTAATGTATTACCTGTTGTATTACCTATAAGTAATTGACCATTTGTATATGATATTTGTCCTGTACCACCATCATCAACTGCTAATGTACCTGTAATAGATGAAGCACCTAAATCTACTGCTAGTTCTGTAGATTCTATTACAAGACCACCATTAGATTTTAAGTCTGTACTAAATTCTGTACCAGATAAATCAAGACCATCACCTGCTGTGTAAGTTGTATTGGTATCGGTAGCTGCGATACTAATACCACCATCAGAGTTTGTTACTGTTACATTTGTACCACCTGTTAATGTTCCTACTGCTGGACCAGATGTACCACCAATAAGTAGTTCACCATTTGCATCCATTACTGCAGCAGCTAAAGTATCTGTTCCTGTATCTTGTGTTATTATTACAGCTTTGTCATCAAAAGCAGTAGCACCTGTACCACCATTAGCTACAGGTAATGTTCCTGTTACTTCTGCTGTTAAATCTACACCACCAGCTTTAATAGTTACTGCACCAGAAGAAACTGCAAAGTTATCCGAAGAAAAACTCGCAGCACCTTTTGCTGAAGTAGTTGCATCTGCAATAGCAAATGTTATTGCTTGACCACTAGCTGTAGAAGTAAGTATTGTTCCATCACCAGATACTGTTAATGATTGTGAATCTAAATCAACTGCACCTGTACCAGAGTTACCTGCTGTATCTAAGTCTTGAGCAGTAACATTATCATCAACATATTTCTTAACTGATTGCTGTGTTACACCTTTAGTAGCAGAGTCAGATGACATATCATCTTCATCTAAGAATAAGGAAGTATTAACTGCTGTACCTGCTTCATTGATTATGGTATCTACTCTGTCATTTAAATCTTCTATGTGTTGTTCTACTGGCGACATTCTGACAACAGAACCAGATGCGTGTGATAATCCTGAACTAGCTGCTGAACCATCTAAAAATCTTTTGTTTATATTATCGCAAGTTAAAGTTTTAGTTCCTGTATTAACTGAAGTAACAAGTATAACTTCTCTGTTAGTTGAGCTATCTGGATTTAAAACTATATAAAATGGTGCAGCTAAAGTAACTGCAGTAGGTGCAGTTACAGAATTAACAACAAAATCTAAACCTGATGCACCAACTGTTGATGTTAGTGTACTTTCAAAAGCATTAAATAGCTTAGTTTCTTGTGCTGTCATTCTATCCTAATCTTCCACTTCCTAGTAATGCTATACCTAACCCTTCTCCAGCAGTAGATATTTGTATTACCTTACTACCTCTAAATCTTACTAGACAATAAGTTGTTACAGAACCTCTTGGAGATATTTCTTCAATAGGACTGCTAACATTTTCTATTATACCTCTTAATAATGTATCTGGTCTGTATATCTCTAATTGAACATTCTTTCCTTCTTTATTTCTAAGTGCTTGATACACCAACTCACCTTGTCCATTAACCTTAATTCTTTTTCTGTATGGTCTTTCTATTTGGTCTGATATATTAACTGGTATATCTACAACCAAGTCATTAACCAACTGGAAACCTCTTATAGCAAATGAAAGTAGTCCAGGAGATTGTGCTTGGTCATCTGTTGTTATATCTATCTTTCCTGCAATCCATCTACCACTAACTAAAGTCATAACTTCTTCTTCTCCACCAGTACCAGAGTTTAGTGTTACTTGTGATTGCCAAGTAGAAGATGAACTATCATTTATATCTGTTGCAATCGTTGAAGTAGATAGCTGAACTGTACCTGAACTTACATCTTGTGTATTTAATTTAGCTCCAACCCACTGTTTCTTTTCTGATGTAAAGAAATCTCCTAATGCTGTAATGATGTAACCAGTAGAAACATAGTTAGAAGTTTCTCTGTATATTCCACCACCACTTACAGTTGCAAATAACTTATCAGAAAATACTGTAAGACCTTTTACTATTCCACCTTCTGCAAATTCTAAATCTCTAGCTATCCCACCAGTAGGTAAGTAGTATCTCCATAAGTTAGTCTTAGATGCTGTATCTTTTATACCTGTATAGATACTATCTCTTGTTGAAATAATACTGTAAGGTGCTTGGTCCAAAGTAGTTGTACCATCACCCCATTGTTTAATTAACTGTGCATTAACTAACACATACAAACTGTTGGCATTAGTAATCTCTGCTCTATATAATCTTCCAATCTTTCCACTAGCAGTGTTCTCATAAGTACCATAAAATATTAAACCTTGTGCTGCATCTATTGCATTAGGTACTTCACCTTCAATAAAGGTTTGACCTTTAAGAGTTAAGTTAGAACTCTCATCAACTAAAGAATATATATACCCATCATCTGCTGTAGCTAGTACAACTGCACCTGCATCACAGACATCTGTCCAACTTCTACCATTCCTAAGTGAGTGAATAGTATTATCAGCTCCTGCTGATGAAGAAGATGGTTCTATTTCATAAAGAACTCCAGATGTATCTGATGCAATTAATCTTCCTTTAGCAGCCCATAGTCTACTATAAGTATTATCAGAGTTATAACTTCCATAAGTACCTGCACCTGTTCTCTGATAGACAACACCATTAGCAACAATGAATAATTGATTACCCATAATAGCTAATCCAGTAATATCATTACCTCCACTTGGTGTACCATCTGTACTAGAACTTCCTGTTAATGGAGTAGTTATCTTTTTAAGAACAGCACCATCAGCATAAAATATTGTTCCATCTAGCTGTTGTGCATAAAGATTTGTTTCAGAAGAAGTAGTAACTTCCTCTGTTGAGTTAAGTAAAGATACTTTGTATTCCTGTCCTACAGCTTTACCACTAAAAACATCAATACCACTACTATCCCAGAACCTAGAGAAATCCATTTCACTAGCATTTCTTTTATGTGCTTTATCTAATCCAGAACCACCAGAGAAATCAGTCCTTGAATAAATCTGACCAAACTCTTGTTGGAAATCTTCTGGAGTTTCTGATGTTTGTATAGCTTGTGCCTGTAATGGAGCAGTATTAATATTCATTTGTCTGCCAGGACCAACAGCAAATCTTAGGAATAAGTCATCTAAGTTAGCTTCAAATCCTTGTGCCTGTGGTTCAGATGTATTAGATGGTGAAGGTAATACAGCCATTATGCACTGTAATTAATGTTACCTATTGCAACTGCTTGTGGATATAAAGACCTTAAATCACCTCTTGCTTCATCAATTAACAAAGACCTTAGTCTAAGTAAAGCATTTCTTAATCTCTCTCCAGAACCAATAGGATAGTTCTCTGCTGATAGTTTCTCTGTAATAAATTCCTGTGTTGAAGCATCTACATCTGTTGCACCCATAATGTCAGCTACTGCACCAATCATAATTATTTGGTGGTATGAATCTTCTAAGAAACAAGCAGTAGATAAATCATCTGTTTCAGCAGTAGGTCTGCCAAACTTTCTTTTAACAACTAAATAAACTGTCTTACCATTAGAAGTATTTGAAAACTGAACAGCAGTATTAGTACTTGATGGTGGAAAGTTAGTAAGTAACTCTATTCCTGCACTTGTGTATTGGTCTCCTGAAGCATTCTGTACCCATGAATTAACTACTTCAACTGTAGTTACTGGTACTTCTTGATACGTTGAATTAGAAGTTACATTAGTTGTAGTTACATTATATAAACTTGGATAGAGTCTTGATATATTATCTGCTACTGCATCAAATACAGACTTCCTTGGGAATGTTGGATTGAGATATAAGTTAGCTTCATCTAAATGTGTTGCTGCTGTTGTACCTGCATACCCTCTTGCTACAGTTAATGTTCTAGTAGAAGTATTGGATGAAGTTACTAACATTAACTCTTGGTCAATTTCTATTAATGCACCATTACCTAAAAGGTTTTCTTCCTCTGATGAAAATAAACCAGTTTCATATACAACTGTTGTTCCTGTTGTATCAGATAATGCACCATCTAACCTAGAGAACGCAGACAAATCATCTGGTTTGTTTAAAAAATCTCTATATATTCTATCTACAAGTGTGCTTACTGCTGCCATATAACTCCATAATACTAGAGGGAGATGTATTTATCTCCCTCTAATAAATATACTATCTTACTTCTTATTAGGAAGTAGCTAGGTTTGTAATTTTGCCATGGAATTCCTCTGGACCATATTCTAATCCGATTTCTCCATAGACTTGATACTTGTAAGCTGCTCCTGATTGAGCTAGTGGCTCAACAAAGAAGTGTCCTTTTCCTGGAATATCCAAGAAAACTGGCTTACAAAATGCAAGGTCAGCAATTACAATATCATCTGCTGGTACGTGTCTGCTGTAGACAATACCAATCTCACCAAAGTCAGTTTCTATAGTGTTGATATTAACACCACCATAGTTTCTATCTCTTGGTGCAAGTGATAATGCACTTGAATAGATAGATGATAGTTTTTGCTTTTGAAAGGCATTAGCAAACATTACAGGTTGCTCAAATGGAGCTCCTGAATCTGCCATAGATTTTAGAATAGTATTAACATCTCCTTGTGCTAATGCTCCTCCAGCAGCTCCTCTCTCGTTAGTTGAGATAGCTGCTAACATACCTTTTGTTTTTCTTGCTGTTGATACGTTTGTATCTGCAACATAAGTACCTTGCAAGAAAGAGAACTCTATATCTCTAGCTGCTCTCTTTAAAGCCATATCTAATTGGAAAGCCAATTCATCTTGAACTGGTTGGTTTCCTATAATAGCTTGTCCAGAAAGGTTTCCTGTTGCTGCCTGTTTTGTATATGATACGTTTACACCATATTGCATAATTTGAGTAACGTTAATTACTTCACTTCTGCTTCTCTCTGCATATGTTGGGTCTGCACCTTCTACAGCTGCTGTTTGAGCTGCAGCTGCGTTATCAACTGTTTGCCAGGTGAATTGCTTAGAGGTAACTGATTTACCTCCAGTCATTCCACCAATAGCAGAAAGAAATGGTGTATCATTTGGAGTTATATTAAATAACTCACCTACGTAATTGGGTAAATCATACGAATCACCCATTCCTGATACTGCACCCATTTTAATTCTCCTTTTTTATTTAATTAATAGAGAATAATTTTTATAATTTTTTCTCCATTAGGGCTTTTAATTTTTCTGCTTTGAGAGCTGAACTTGCTTGCCAATCACCATCTTGCTGTGCTTGTGCAATCTGGTCATTTACATCAGCTGGTTCAACTGGAACACTAGCTTGTGCTACAGCATCTAAACTTTCTTGACTTGTAACTACCCTAGCCTTTTGAGCTTCTTGTTCCTGAACTGCTGGAGCTTCTTCACCCCAACCATATTGTTCAGCAGCAAATGCCTTTATCGCATCCACTTCCAAGTCGCCTTTGTAAAGGTCTTTAAGTGCTTTACCCTGTCCAGAAGATGGGTCAAATCCTGCATCTTGGATAACTTTATCCTGTTGCACAGATTTATATTCCTTCTCAACACCTTCAAGTTCTTTAATGCGTTCTCGCATATTCTTGATAGCGTTGTTATCTTCCTGCGTTTCTTCTACTGTATTTTCTTCTACGTTTTCCATAGTCTCTCCTCTCCCAGATTTCTACTAACTGCATTACCCTGGGGAATATAATGCGATAGGCGACAAATAAAATAATTTAGAATAACAAAAATTGTCAGCCACTCTCGGCTATTCAGATACCAGCGATTTTAATACTCAACTTACACGCTTGAAATAAGCTGGAGGTGCAGCATCCATTTATAATCGGAGAAAGCCGCAATCCGATACTTTAATTATATCTTATAAAAATAAAATAGTGGGGATAAAACCCCACTATTTTTATACGTACACGAAAGGAAGGTTATATACTCTATTGCTAGGGTATTTCCTCATTATTAATTATACACAAAAAAAAACTATGTAACCTTTTTTTATTATTTGAGTCTAAGTAATGTAAGGCAAAAAAAGGAGAACAAAAATAATGGCTAAAACAAAAGAACATTTATTCAACGAGAGCTATAAGGAAAAAGTTATGGTTATGGGTTTTAGTGGAAAGCTAAGACATGAGATACAGGAAGATTTTAAATGTTCTAATTGTGGTATAACAAAAAAATACTTTGATAGACTCGTGAATGCAAAACGTGTAGAGAGAGAAGAGAATGAGTTAAAGTGGTTGGAGAACTTACCACCTGAAATGCGTAAAGAAAAATATTATGAGAATAATCTAAAAGTTGCTAGAAAATATCTTGGTAGAGTTAAACTAGCAAAGGATTGTTCATTGTATAAATTAAGAATAAAGTAAAACAAAGACCTCAACCATTTGTGTTTTCCTGGTTGGGGTTTTTGTTATCCCTCAACTAATCCAGTAACTCTGCCACCTTCTCTTGCGGCACCACCAACAGGTGAGAACATTGATTCTTCTTCTGCTTCTAATCTTCTAATGTTTTCTAATTGGTCTGGGTCCTGGAATACAACAGCTTGTGTAAACTCTTCTATTGTTAATTGTTGTTCACCACTGTCTTGTCTTGATTGTATATCTCTAAGTCTTGGTAGTTCTCTTTGTGCAGCTGTATAAAGTTGTCTTGCTTGTTGTTGAGTAAGACCAGCTTTTCTAAGATTCTCTGCTTCAGTTCTTGTTAATGTGAATCCTGCTTTTGCTGCTTCTCCACCTATTTGTGAAGCTGTAATCCTTCCAGATATAATCTCTTCACCAACTGATGGGTCCAATGCTCCCATGAATATAGCTTCAGGAGTTAGGTCCACATTGTAATTAGTTGAAAAGAAGTTCTGAACTCCTTGAATATTATCTACTATACCTTCATAAGCAGAAGATACTCTTTGTTGAAATTCTCTAGCGGAGACTTCTCCTTCTAGTAAGCCAACAAATTTATCTGATAATAATACTTTAGATGTTTGTGCTGGAATACCATATTCAGCAAGAGTTCCTATATAAGATTGTTCTAATGCTTTATACGTAGTTTCATTGTATCTAACTTGTCCAGTCTCTGTATTGTAGTTACCAGGAAACTCCGCTTTATATTCATCTGTTTGTCTTACTTCTCTTATGGCAGTCTGTGGATTACCAGACTTAGCCCATGCAGCTGCAAACAACTGTAGTAATGTTCCAGTTAAATCTGGATATAATAATTCTGCTTCTTCTAAGTATGTTGCCATTATTGATTAACTCCTAAGTTCTCTTCTACTGAACCAGCAGATGCACCTAATGCTTGTTGCAATGCTTCTGTTGCTGCTACAGTAACTTGTCCTATGTTTTGTTCTAAACCTTTTTCTCTAAGTAATGTTTGTGATGCTTCGTAGTCATTAGTAGCTACCATATCTTGCCACCAACCTTCTGTCTCATCAGCTTCTTTACCCCATATCTGTCTAGTAATTCCTCTATAAGGACTGACTATATCATCATAAGTTAATTCAGTATTAGTATGTTTAGGAAACAAAGCTAATCTACTTGTCTTTAAATTCTCTACTAAAGCTGCTTCATAGTCTGGATTGTTTCTTAATCTTCCAGCTTTCTCTGATACTTCTGAATCTGTTAATTGTCCGAACACTGGACCAAGCCATTGTGTATATAAACTTCTAATTCTATCTTCTTGTTCAGCACTTCTATTTAAACCACCAACACCAGCTGTATCTATCCAATCTGTAAAATCTTGGTCTCTTACACCAGTTCTAAATGGGTCAGCAAATAAAGCTAACTGTTCAGTTGTGTAAGACTCTGACCATTGACCACTTACCCACTGGTTAGCTATGTATGAAGATAAAGCATCTGGAGCTCCTAACTCCTGGTTAGTTTCACTATCATATCCCCCTGATACACCAGAGGCTTTTAAGGCTGCAGCAACTTGTAGTTTATAATCATTAGCTTTTTGTTTAGCTGTTAATGGGTCCTTAGTATATTCTCTAAGCCAAGAACGTTCTGATTCATTACGAGTTTTATACCAGTTAGTAGAAAACCATTCGGCTTCTGTTACTTCTCTACCTTCTAATGCAGCTTCAGCTATTAATGCAACTGAATCTGGGTCTAATATCCAAGGTGCTATCTGTGCTTCTGTTGCTAGATTCTCTGCAAAAGATGTAAATGGATGTGGTGCCTTATCAGTAATTGGGTCATTACCTGGAAGGTCTGCACTGTTACCAGCAATCACTCCCATTAAATCTAAATCATCAAAAGAAAACTTAGCATTAACAAACCAATCTTGTCCTGGAGTTACAAATCCAGCTTCCACTGGGTCATTATCTTTTACTTCATAGAACATAAATAATGTACTGCCCTGGTATAACTCACCTGCTCCTGGTACTGCGTATCTTAAAAATAATTGTCCTTCTACATCTACAAGGTCTGCACCTTCTGGTATATTATTAAATTGATTCTTATTAGGATTTAAAGTTTGTTCTTGCGGAACTACATTAGCACTACTTTGACCAACTACTTGTCCTACTGATGAATAATCTTTATTATCATAATCTGTGTTACCTATTCCGACTACACTTTCTCTTTGGTCCATAGGGGTAGAAGCATCTTCCCCACCATAATCACCTGGATAATCTGCTGTCAATGATTCAGATTCTGTTGCACCTGCGTAACCTTCCCTACCTGGTATTAAACCTGCAATAAGTCTGTCATACTCTGACATTTCTTCGCCAGGTCTTTTAAAAGTATTAGCTGTAGTTCTAGCACCATTAGGTCCATAAACAACTACTTGAGTACTACCTATTGTTTCTTCTTCTTCTTCTGAAGGAGTACTTGTACTAGGAGTACTTGTACTAGGAGTACTTGTACTAGGAGTATCTTTATCTATATCTCTTGTCCAGTTACTTGCTTCGTATAAATGTAAATCAGATTCAAGAACTTCTAATGTTTTACCATCTTTATAAACAGTTACTGTTGTAATAATATCCCCAAATTCTTGTGGACCATAAGTTGATTGAGTTGTATTATCTATAGCACCACCAGTTCTTTTTTCTTCAGCATTATCTTTAGCTCTTGTGATTTCAGCAATAGTCAAAGCTCCAGATGCTAAATCTCTATTGGCTTCATCTAAACTTTCATAACCAATGAGCTGCCACCAAGTATTTACTCCAGAGTTAAGAGGTCCAGATTCAATAACTTCTACTTCTCCTGCTAGACCTCTAGCCATAGCTTCATCAAAATCTTTTCCTTTAATACGAAAAGTTCTTTCTAAATCTTCTTTTTGGCTATCTCTAAAGCGTATATTAGAAGCAGCAAGTTCAGCTATTTTATCTAGTTTTTCTTCTATTGGTATTTTTTTAAATTCTTCATATTCTTCGGCAGTAAGAGTTCTAATTTTTCCTGATGCAGTAGCTGTAATAGTTTCAACAAAGTCCTCATTGCTCCCACCAGAGTTATTAGTATCATTTGATTTAGGTGGTTCTTTCTTTTTATCTTTAAAATATTTCTCATTCAAAGCTACTCTAGTATTTTCTGCTACTTCTTGAGACATACCAGATTCATAATCTTTACCACCAGGTCTTACAGCTTGTAATCTATATCTACCTGGTGAGCCAACTACTAAATACTTTGTCATTACTTACTACTTTCCATAATATGATTGTACTTGATTATTCTCTGTATTGGGCTTAGTTATACTACCTATTCCTTTAAATAAGGTTTCATAAAAAGGTTTAGTTAATTTATACGTGATAGAATATTTATCATCTATCTTTCCAAAGTTATCCCAGAAATCTACATCCTTATCAAAGGCTGCTTTAGTTGCAGCATTAGTTACATCTGCAGCTAACACCATTGTTTCATAGAATGCTAACAATCCTGCAGCTGGTCCTGTAACACTAGCCATACCATATTTGGTTCCAACTTTTGTTAATGCTTTCTCTATAACTTCTTGTCCAACATCTAACTTGCTTAATCCTTTTAAAACTCTTGATGCAAACTTAGGTTTATTCTTAACTATATCTTCTGCTTTTTTAAGTGCATCTTCTCCATGATTATCTACGAAGGTACTTCGTATATTTTCTAAGCGTACACGCTTAGATTCTGGAGTTTCTTCACCTATTGTTAGAATTACCCTACCTTCATCTAAAGGTGTTTTTGTTATCTTTTCAGTAAAAGCTGGTAACTTTTCTTCATAACCTGGAGCTGCCCATAAATCTATTGTTCCTGTATTTTGAATATTCCCTAGATTACTAGCAAATGACAAAGGAGTAAGTCTTGTTCGGTTCCCAACTTTATCATAGGTTTCTAATAAAATATCTGTATCTTGAGCTATCTTCATAAATTCAGATATTGGTCTCATGTGGATTCTTCCAGGACCTGTAACATTTAATTTTAAATCAGGAGTACCAGGGTCTTTTAAAAATGCTGTACCTTTATCCACCATAACATCTTCAATACCTATTGGAATAAAAGAACCCTTATATGGTTTAATGTTAAATGTTTCAGTTGCATCTACTGATGCTATATCTATAGCTTTGTGCCAACCTTTATTATAACTAACAAAGTGGTCCATGTTAATTTCTCCTTTTAGAAAAATTGGAACTGATTGTATTTGCTCTGACCATCTACCGAATTTAGTCATATCATCATCTATTATTTTAGAATCAGATAACCTGTTATAAAATTCTTTATTACGTGTTAAAAAGGTATTGGTTCTTGTTTTCATAAATTCTTTAAATCCTGGTAAGTCTAAATCATCAGGATAAAGTGCTTCTGCATTTTTAATAAGCTCTGGTTCATTTTGTAAAAACCAAGCAACGTTACCTAACTGTTGTGTTTCTGGAACAAAGGTTCTTGTTGTTTCTAATTTTGCATTGATTAAGTAATCAGATAAACTTCTTGCTATCTCATCTATTGTTTCATCAGCTCCTGCAAACTTATTAAACTTTCCTTGTTCCATTTGTTTTGCTACATCTAAAGGATTCTTTAATCTTTCTTTACCAACGAAAGTATGTAATCTTCCTAGTAATTGTTCTATATCTGTTGCTATTTCTCTACTAAAAGAATCAAACAAACTTAGTTCATTACCATAAGCACCAAATGTAAATGACTTTAAAGATTTACCTGTTACTTCTTCTTCTAACTCTATGAGTGAACGTAAAAACTCTCCTGCTTTTTTTTCTTTTAAAGAAGGGTCCATGTCCATTAGTTTATTTACAAATTCCCATTGTACTTTATCAGCAACATCTGCATGAGTAGTGTTTCCTACATCTGAAATTATTTCATTTAATAAATATCTATCAAAATCTTTAGGATTAATGTCAAATGTTTTTATCCAACTATCTAATGATTTCATTAATTTCTTATAATCTTGTTGTAGTAATTGACTATCTGCTCTTAGTTCAGGAACGAAGTCTCTAATGTATTGAACATCTTTAAAAGATTTTCTTGCTGGTGCTGCTACTGCAGTAGAAGTTGCAAGTGTTTCAACTAACTCATCTTGACCGAAGTTATCTTCAGCCATTACGATTTCTTAAGAGTTTTACTTTTGTATTTCGGTAATCCTAACTTACGTGTCTGCATCCAAAATTCCATTTGTTCTTTATAACTCATATCACGTAAGTCTTTCATTCTTCTATTACTCCCATGATATCTTCTATAGTGAACTCATCAGATTCATCTCTAACAATTTCAGTTTTAATCTGTGTTCCTTCAAAGCTACCTGCTTGTGATGGAACTTGTGATTCAAAATCTGATTGCATATTTCTTTTAGGAACTAAAGCTGATATTAAAGAAGCTGCTTGTTTCTGCATAGGGTCCACAGTTGGAACCATTCCACCATCTTGAACATCAAGTCTTGGCTTAGATGCAACTACTTGTTCTTGTTGTTGTAGATAACTAGATACATCTTCATTTTCAGGTTCTCTCTCTAAATTTTCTGCATAAGTTTCCATAACACTATTAACATAATCTCTTATATTTGGACCAAATCCTTCTATGTTACCTATGTCCCCTACAGAATCTATACCTTCTGCAGCAGCTTTGTTTGCTTTACCAGGACCACCATACCAGGCAACTGCTACCAAGTCCCAGGTTCCATACTTATTAAAATATTCTGTCATCTTGTATGCAGCAACAATGTCTTGCATCTCTGGTATCTTCCAGTCAGCACCTTTATACCCAGCTTGTTTTGCCCATTTATCCCAATTAACATCTAGTATTCCATAAGCACCTAATGCCTGGACTTCTAAAGGATTACCATAAAAATCTAAGATAGTTGTTGGTTTATGTTTAAGGGTATAGTTGCCACCAGCATTCTCTTGCTGTTTTATAGCTTCCATAAACGAAATTAATTCTTGCTGACTCATATAACTATGTGGGTCTATTAGCGATACTATTGAGAATAACAGACCTAGTATTCCTTGCACTGTAGTTTTCTCCTAACCTATCTTGTTCTCTTGTTGTGATAGCATCAAACTTCTCTCTCATTCTACTCTCTGCATCTATTTGTGTAAATCCTTCTTCTTCTATAGTTTGTTGTACATTATCCACTGCATAGTTACCATAATCACCACCCATAATATCTTCCCCTGTCATTGTTGGGTCTTGCTGTGCAGCTTCAGCTAATTGAGCATCTTGTGAATGTCTTGCTTCTGCTTCTTTATACATTGTATTAGATAACATCTTAAGCTCTGCAGCTGTAGGGTCTCTATTTAATTCTGAAGCATATAAGTATTTAACCTTTTGTGCAATAGTTGCTGGGTCTTGTGGAAGGTAAACATCTTCTTCTGGTATATCTGGTACTGGATTAGCAACATATTCTTTTAAAGCTGTTCTCCATGCAGAACCATTTTGCTTTTCTAACTCTGTTACTCCACCTCTATTAGCTCTTGCTAATACTGGAGTGAACTTACCTTGAGTTACTGCATCCCATTCTCCAGGAATAAACCCATCACCTACAGTAAGTAATCCACCATTAATTAAATCTGCCTGTATTGAAGCTATCTCTTCTGGAGCTAATCCACCAAATAAATTAACTAAATCAGATTCTGTATAAAAATCTGTTGCACCTTCTCTTGGTGGTGTGTAATCACCTGGTACACCAATGTTCATATTCTGTTGTCCGAACATACCCCATTGTTGAGTAGCTGCAGCTATTGCTACATCATCACCTGTTAATGCTGATATATCTTCACCTGATATTGCAAAATCTATTACGTATTCTGGAATACCATAAGATACTAAATACTTTGAAGCATCATCTATATTTACAGCAGATAATATATCAATACGTTGTTCTGTTGTTATGCCTAATTTATTGGTACCCAACATTGGGTCCTCATTAATAGATAAGATAATACTTTCTATTCTCTGTAAAAATTCATCAACTGTCATATAATCCCTGTACTAATTCTATATCTTCATCCGCTTCTCGTAGCTCTCTTTCAAATATTTCTCTAGCCATAGGAGCAAACTCTGGATATCTTACCAATATAGCTTTTAATTTATCTCTTAACAAGTTTCTAAATGGAGCTAATTTACTAGCTCTTCTAAAGGAAGTATCAGTATAGGTTGGGTCTAATCGTTTAGTAGTAGCTATTATACTATCTCTAGTCTTAGCATATTCTACTAATGCTTGTGCAGCTGGGTTAGTAACTAAATCTCTTTCTAATTGATATGTAACTGGGTCAAACCAGGTATAGAGTTCATCTATTAAATCATCCATCTCTGGTTTCTGCATTGAGTAATCTATACTTCTTCCATATCCAGGATATTTACCTACTAACTCTGCTTTCTTATTTAACTTAGCTTGATTAGATACTCTATCTCCTCTTGTTAATAAACCATTCTTACGAATAAACTCTTCATACTCCATATTGCCTAGAAGAATATTTTTAGCTTGTTGCCATTGTTCAGGAGTTCTAGGAACTCTATCTTTATCTATAAGCTGTTGCCAATATAATTCATATCTAAATTCTGAATCAGTATCATCAATTAAATATGCGTATGTTAAATCATACTTATCTACAAGTTCTTTATTATTCCTAGCCCATCTAGCTCCATCTTCAGTAACAGGTCTCTTCTTTATAGTATCTGTTCTACTTGTAGTCAGAGCTATTGGATTGAATCCAAATCTATCTGTAAATGTTTTCATTGCTTCATAATCATTAGGAGAAGAATTTTTTATTAATCTGTATTCTTCAGCTAATGTTTCAAATAAAAATACATTCCCTGTCTTATCTGATATTTCATACTTAGGACTTACTGCACCAGATGGTCCTATAAATTGTGATGCAGCTCTTATAAGGAATATATTTCTGGCATAATCTCCAGCTAACTCCATTGCAGCACTTGCTCCCTCTGGTGTACTATCATCTGCAATACCTGCATACAACATAGCTTTATAGACATCAATCATTGTGTTAGAGAATAAACGTTTTGATTCATCTCCTCCTATACCAAATGCGGTACCTAGTTTCTTTGCCCAAGATGGAGTTGGTGCAAGTGAACCTAATATTTCTGTTGCACTACCTGTTCTTGGTGGTGCAAAGTCTCCAAATAATAATGTCTCTTCCCATTTACCAGGTCTTAGTAAATTAAACTTTTGATTTATTAATGCCATTGGAACAGTAACAGTTGGACCGAAACCAGGTATTAGATTACCTGCTATGTTTAAAGAACTAGCAAAGACTGGTAAATTAACACCTACCCCACCTTCGTTTAAATCTTTAAACATCCATTTGTTTGCTAACCCTTCTCCTGGATAACCAAATAATTCTTCTCCAGTGTTTGGGTCTTTATAAAAGAATCCTTGTTGTCCTTCTTCATCAAACACAGGATTAGGTTTTCTTGCAGCTTGTACTACTTGTTGTGCTCTTCTAAGTGGTCTTAATTGTTCTGTTCTTATTAATCTTGCCCAGGTAGAAAAGATTTCTACGTATGCTTCTCCGAATGGGAATATTCCTCTTGTAGCATTTCCTATCCTACTTCTTGTTGTTACATCATATAATAATTTTTTAGTTTCAGTTAAAGCATGTGATGAAGCCATCTTATCTACTATCTCTACTTTATTAATACCACCATCTACACCTTTATAGCTTTCTAATTTTTTTAATATCTTTTTTTCATGCCTTGTACCTGTCTCTAAACCAGCTTCTTTAGCTTGTTTAATCATTTTATTTAGTGTTGTTTTGTTAGCATGTTGTGCAAAGTCTCCTACTTTATCCCAGTAATGATATTTAAAAGTTGGTGCTCTTGATAAATTTTTAGTAGGGACAGTCATAAGTAACTTAAACATATCATCAGTAAAGTCATCTAACCATCCTGTTCTTTTAGCTGCACCAGTCTTTAATTCACCACGTACATTTTCTGGTAATAACTTTTTATATTTTTTAATAAAACTTTTTTTAAGGTTTTCCTGGTTCTTCATTAACTGTGTAGATATAGAATCGTATTCTTGCGGAGATAAGTCTCCACCCCAATACTTTTTCATGTCTATTTTTTCTAAACCTACAAGTTCATCTGCAGACATAGTTTCATCACCTAGTGCTTTTAATAAATCTTCTTTACCATTTTCATCTATCCAGTTTTTAGCTTTTCTCATTTTTCCATATTGACTACCCTTAGCTGCACCTGTCTCTACAATACCTCCAGTAACTTGTGCTACTGCTGCATTGACATAATATACAAACTCTTCTGCTTTTGCTGCACCAGGTTTGCTACTTAAACCAGCTCCATTAAAAGCATGACCTTTTGCTCCTGTTATATCTCTAATATGTTTATTTAAAGAATTACCAGTTGTCTGTACTTCTTTAATTAATTTATTTAATTCTCTAGTTCTTTTAGCTGCAGAAGGTTCTAACTGTATCTGTGCAAGTCTCCTGGACAAAGGGTCAAACTTATGTTGCATAAAGTTTCTAAAAGCATTTTCACCCCATGCTTTACTATTCTCATGTTTAGAAATTGTTGTCCATTCTCCTGTTGATGTACCTCTTCTTATTGCACCAGGATTCATTCCATTTAAAGTACCATCAATAAACTGTGCGTTATCTTCAAAAGAACCTATAAGATTTTTACTTGATTCTTTTGGTTTACCAATCATTCTTGCTATAAGTTCTCCTGGATGAGATATAACATTAGTTACACCTGAAGTAACCATTCTTAATTGTTCTTCAGCTATAACCCTTACTGTCCATGCTGGTCTTAACAAAACTAATGGTTTAAATAAAGAACCATAATACCAATCCATAAATCTTCTTACTGAATCAACATTATCAGAAGCTAATAGCTTTGTTCCTATTCTTCCTAAGTCATCATCTAATGCTTTTGCTGCACGTAATAACTTAGTTGGATTAGGTAAAAATATTTCATCCGCTAACTGTGTTACAACTAATGGGTCCATAAGATTCTCTACCCCATCTAACTTACCTTTTTGTAATTTATTTAATACACCAGTAATAGGTATATCTGTACCACCAGTTTCTATTGCATAACTTCTAACATCTAATCTAATTTTTTTTGCACCACTAATAAATCCAGCCTGAACTTTTAAACCTTCATCTACTAATGATTTTTGCCACTTAGTTAAATTATCTTCTCCTCCTAATTTTTTGATAACTTGTTTTCTAAATCCATTTTTTCCTCCTAAATGTTTCCCAATCAATCTTGCTACATCAGAAGGTGCATCTTTAGAATTTAATGCTTTCATAGCTTCTTTCATAAATTTATTTCTTTCAGTAAGTTTCTTTGTATCATCTAAAGAACTTGTAGCTAATCTAATGTATCTATTTAACTGAACTAAGCTATCATTTTTATTTTTAGTAACAATTCTTGTCCCATAAGATTTCTCTAACATACCAGTCAATCTGTTACCTTTTCTATTTACTGTAGGTAAATTATTTTTAGTAGCTTGAACTAGAAAGTGGTCAGTAATTAATTCATCAGTAAGTTTCTTATCTATAGCATCAAAAGATTTACCTTTATGTGCAGCTTTAAAATCATCTAGTCTTACATAAAAATCTAAGTCATCAATATTATTTTTAGATGCTGCAATTATATCTGTTGTATCAGTCTCCCATAGAAACTTTTTAAACTTTAAACCAGCTTTACCAGATAAAAACTCTTTAGTTGTTGGACCAAAGATAGATTTTCTTGCTCCCTGGAGTAATCCAGTGTTCTCAAATAATTTACCCATTGTACTTAAATTTTCTAATTCAGTAAATGTTTTTGCACCAGCTCTTGCTTTACCTACTCCTAAAGCTGCCATACCAACAGGGTCTAAGAATACTTGTGCAAGTATATCTAATGTTCCAGTTATATTTTTATATGCTGTTGTTCCTGGTTCTATAATGTCATCAAGTGGTTTAAATAACCAACGACCAATAGTAACTGTTGGGTTTAACCCAGCTTCTTCAAATCTCTCTGCTCTTTCACCAGTAAACTGTATTGCTGTCTCTGCTTTCTTTCTTTGTTCTTCATAAATCTGTACACCTAAAACATTATCTAAAACAAACTCTCTTGCTTCTACTGGGTCCACTCCAGATTGAACTAAGTTTTTATATTCATCTGTTTGTGTTGGGTCAGTACTACCTAAGAACCATCCAGTTCCTAAATCAACTTCTCTTCCTTCAGCTTCTGCTTGTGCTTTCATATCTAATAAAGAAGATTTAGATTTACCTTTAGCTTCTTTATGAGACATGCCTTGTTGTCTGCCTTCTAAATAACGTACACCTCTTGCAGCTCCAGCTTCCCATAAGTTTTGGAATCCTAAGAATAATCCTCTACTCATACTTTTAGCTTTATCACCGATAGCAGATTTTAAAGCACCATATCCTTCTCTCTCTTTTGCTATAGATTCTTGTAATACTATCTGTCTAAGTCTTGGGTCCTCATCACTGATACCTAATTTAACTGCACCAACTAAAGAACCTTTACTTATTGTTGGATATTTTTTAACAATAGCTGAAGCTCTATTAGCCATATCTTGTGTAACTTGTGAAGGAGCTTTAGATTTAGCTATAGCTCTTTGTGTAGCAGAGTCATCTACAAAATCAGCAGCATCAAAGGTACTGTATGACATACTAACCTTTTAATATATTCGCTAGTAATGGGTCCCCAGTTAAATCATAAAACTGTTTAATCAACTGCTCTGTTGATTCCATAGCAGATTCTTGCGGTCCAACTCCTGGACCAAATGCTAATCCATCTTCTACTGGTCTAAGTGGTTGGTCTGTACCTCTAAATACATCTACTCCTTGTTGTCCTGGAGGTGGAGCTGCTGCTCCTGGCGTTGGTCCTCCAGTCAGTTCTAAATCTTTAACTTCATTGTTTAAATTTTTTAATTCCTGTTGTTCGCCATAGGCAAATCTTGATTGGTCTATATAGTTATTTGTTGGCGGCTTAACAGCTGCATTTCTTTTAGTTATTCTCGTTGCCATCTTCATCCTCATCTTCGTAATAAGCAAATGTTGAACTAATAATCATATAACCAAATGGGAATACCATTGGTGGTAATTGGTCTGTAAATATCTTAGGTTCAAATAAATTAGCTTCAAGCAATATATCATCACCATTTTCATCTACATCCCATAATGAGTTATTAACAATATCTGCAAATTTTTCATTTATATTATTAGGCATTATTGCACCATACCTAACGCTTGTTGAATAGAAGGTGTAGGTCCTGTGGTGGCAGGACCCATACCCTCAATTAATGCTGCTTCTTCTTCAGGTATTTCTGGTTCCTCTGCTGTAAAAAATTTATCTAAAACGTTCTGCATATCAGCAGGATTCTTTCTTATTTGTACTAATGCCATTACAGCCTTCTGGTCTCCCTGATTAGCTTGTGCCATCAAAGTATCAAATAAAACTGTATCTGCTTTTTCTTTTGTTATTCGTTCATTAACTCTAACAATGTTATCTAAACCATCAAGGTTCTCTTGTAGAGTTTGGGTATCAATAATACCAGCAGCTTTCAACTGTAAACCTGTAACTATCTTCTGTGGCTCATCATAACCAGCCATAGCACCATAGACTCTTCTAGTCTTATAATTACTTGAAATATCTTTAAGAGGTTCATAAGTTTCTGAAAAGAATTTATTATCTCTATATCCAGATAAATGTTTTTTCTTACCTGGGTACATCATCTCATCCCACTCAAGTCTTTTAGCATCTGTCTGTTCTATAGCATCAGCCATAATTGTATGATATTCTCTAATCATCAATGACATAGATGCACCTAGTTCTTCTAAACCTCTACCAGTAGCAAAAGATACAGGAGATTGTGAATCATCTGTAGCAGGATAAGCTGCTCCAACTCTAAGTTGTCTCTCTACTCTGTCTATAGATTGAAATAATTGATAAGGAATGTTTGATGCAGGTTTTGATACTGTGCTTCCTGGAGCAAGGTAGTTAACTGCAAATCTTCCTTTTTTGTATTGACCTGATTCTAATTCACCAGTTATGTTTGTTTCAGTGAATACTGCATCTTCCATAGCAATAATGCTCATAACATTAATCTTTGCCATAGCTGCCATTAATCCGATTATTTGGTCATACTGTCCTTGTAGCTGGTCAAAAGAAAACTTCTTTGCTACAACGAAAGCAGGACCACTCTTCAGCGGATTAGGAATAAAATCAAATACTGTACCTGATGACATATGGAATATATAAGTTCCTTCTTCACAGTAATATTCTGATATTAAATCCCCTTGACCATTTGAATTAGCCCATGAACCTGAATAAGAATCTGTATAAGGTGAAGCTGAACCACTACCAATAGATAATCCAGTACCCATATCCTTTGCATAAATCTGTTCTTTATAATCTGGATAAACTTGAGCTAGTGCATGTTTAGGAACTCTACGAACTATAGATAAATCTTTTGGTTGTTGGTCTGCACCAAAATATCCAGGGAAACAGTTGTATGGGTCTCGTAGTTCAGCTATTGGGTAGGGGTTCCCATTAGCATCTTTTCTTTCACGTATGACCCATACAGCAAATCCATAACCAGGTAACCATCTACCAACTTGTGGCATTTGTTTTTCAAGTCCTTGTACTTCATCATAAGCGGTTATTATTCTCCCTATTTTTTCAGCTTGTCTCCTGGCTCTTTCTGAATCTTTATCATTAGGAACATCTATCTTGAGGTTAGGAATACGACCTATTTTCTGTGCCAGGTGTTCTAATCCTGATGACATAAGGTTAGGCATTGGAACTTGCCAATCCTGAAATCCTTTTATCTGGTCTCCGAGTAAAGCAAGTATTCCATTTGGTCCACCATTCATTATGGAACGAATACGACCTCTTGTTGCATAGGCATCTTGGTTATCGTAATGTAACTGCGTTATCCTATCTTGTAATTCACTTGCATTCATTTTATTACCATGGTGCCTTATTCATATCAGAGACATCAAAACCTTTGAAAGCAGGAGTATATTCATAACCCATTTCAGCAATAAACTCTTTTTGTAATCTTCTTACAATCTTTATTGGAAACCAACTTGCCATAACTATATCCGACTTATATCCTCTGCTACTTGCTTTATTAGCAGCATTTGAAAAATACAAAAGCTGCCTACGATATATATTACTCTTGTTTTGTGAATCTGCACTACCATAAGGCAAATTTACCAATCCCTTCTCAAACAACTCACTCATTGCACCAACACCGAAGTATGGGTCAAATTTGTTTGTTTGAGTCTGATGACCTTCTAAATGTATTCCTCTAGCAGATGTCCATTCTTTTAATTCTCTATCTTGTCTAATAGCACGTTGAAATCCATTCTCTTCAATAATCCAATGAGCTAATCCATACTTTGCATACCATTCTTTAATTGTTTTAAATGCTTGTGGTATTCCACCACCTTTAGAGTTTTCAATATCTACCATGTACAACTTACCTTCTTCTACATGATATGCCCATAAGAATGCAGCCTGATAACCAGTTGAAGCTGGGTCAAGTCCAGCAATTAATCTTGTACCAGCTGGTACGTGTCCAATAGACCTTTCATAATCCCTGGCATCATCTAATGCTTCTACTTTAAACATTTGTAAACCTTCAGAGAATGGTCGGTTTAAATACACCATTTCAAAAATAGCTAGACCACCAGTTGTTTCTGCATTTCTTCTCTGTGCCATTAACCAGTTATAACTTCTCTTACTTGACCATAACATGTGTTTCTTGTGGTCCTTAGGTTTACCAGAATCAATAGGTATATCTAAACTATGAGCTGAATTAATTATCTTCTTCCATTCTGGGTTATCAATTAATGAATTATATAAATCATCAGGATGTTGCCTGGACCCAATAACAACAATAGCTGTATGTTCCTCTTTCCTGGAAGATAGAGTTGTTGTCCACCATCTCTTTGTCTGCTCCCTGGAACTTGGTTGAATTGTAGTTGAGTGGTCCTCAATGTCATCAGCAATAATCAAATCGCAGTCTCTTGAAAGAATCTTTCCACCTTTACCTACAGCTACCATAGTTGGAGATTTAATACCAGTAACTGTCCTGGTCTTAACTGTAAACTGTCCTGAACTCCAGGTCTTACCAGTTCTACTCTTTGGTTTAAAAGTTTCTCCTGGTCCACAAAAATCTTCTATTAGTTTTTCATTATTTTCTAAATGGTCAAGAACCGCACCTACAGCATTCTTAGATATATCTTCATTACCACCTACCCACATAACCCTTATGTTTGGATTCTTACAAATATGCCATACAGCGAAGTGAGTAAGTAGGTCAGTTTTGCCATGTCGTGGTGGAGAGAGAATCATAAGCTGCTCTCCTTTATCAATAGCTTTCAAAATATTTTTAATCCAGTCCTTGTGGAACTTAGCTGTTTCGTAAGGCTTCCCTGTCTCTGTTACAAAGTATCTATTTCTAAAACTTTCAAATGATTTTAAAGATTCTTTAGCTTCTTCTGGAACACTCCAATCTTCTCTAGCTTTGCCCAGGGCTTTATCTTCTTTATATGCCAATAACATCCTGGCAACAACACTGGCATCTATACCCATATCTTCAGCTACAAACTTCTGTGTTAAGATTCCATCTAAAACTTCTTCAGCATACTCTTCTACAAAGGTATCAAAGTACTCTCCACGATTAGCTCTATTGCTTGAGGTGATAGTTAGTTTCTTTTCTTCCTGGGTTGTTTTATTCCTGGAACGAACATTGGCAGCTTTAGTACATTTTAAATTACAATACTTCTGCCTACCATGAGCTTGTTTAAACTTATCTCCGCAATGCGGACAAGTTAGATTTTTAAGATTAGCCACTACTTCCTTCTTCTAGGCTTATTTTTCTTCATACCTTTTTTATATGAATACTTCTTTCCTGGCATTTTCTCCTCCTATAATTCAGTATGGCAGAATATATACAGGGTTCCAAATACCCCAATTCAAAAAAGAATAAACAGTTTCAAAAAGATAGAACCTGCATCAATTCTGCTTGTACTACTATTCTATCTCAGTATAACAAATACAAATATTGTAATAATCATAAGCCAAAGACCTTTCCTAGAATCAAAGGAAGGCACCCTGACTCTACAAAGCAATCCCCCCTGGAGTAATTATTGGTTTTCTTTTTCATCTAAAAGCCTATTACAAATGACAAGTTTAATTAATTTACTTCTTAACCACCTTTCGTGTTCTTCTTTAACATCTTCTCTTTCAGTTATATCTAATGAAAAATACCATTCTTCTTTTTCATCACATTCTCTAATAACTTCTCTAAGATACTCTACACTTGGCTCTCTTGGTTTTATTATTTCAAATCTAAAGTTTTCCATCATACTATCTATATAGGGGAAAAGTTTGTAGTTTTACCTGGAGTAAAAAAAATTTTTTTCTGTAAAGTCATAAACTTGTTTTTGTCTTTCCCCTATGATAAAGTTATCACACACAATTAAGATATCTTTCCAGCTTTAAGAAGAGGGTATCTGATTAAACAGTAAGAGGAAGTGGATTAGCTGGACCATGTTAACTAGGGTTAAAGCCTATTACTTCATAATATAAAATAAGTCATAAATAGATTTGTTATCGGTTTGGGAGGGATGACACAGGGTGAGAAGTATTCTCCTGTATTTTCTTTTCTACTAGAATTACTTTATTGAAGAAATGTAAAGAGTGTAAGAACACTTTAAAGCAAGTAAACGATAACCAGTACTACTGTGATAGTAGTCTTAATTTGTGTACTTTATCTACAAAGACTATAACAATACACTAGATATAGTACCCCAATATGTAGTACCACTATATATAGTATTAAATTGGCATTAAATAACTCTAGTGTTACGAATACGAATACCCCCCACCCAAATTAGCATTTCCATTGTTTGTCGTATAATCTATATTATGTTGCATTGATGACCCTTTAATTACTGGCTTTATAGATTTAAAGCCTTGTTTCACTACTTTAAAATATACCTGCTAAAAATCACCCTATTTTGTTTTTGAATGCGGATGGCATGGCATTGAATACAAAGGATTGATAGATACAACCTAATAAAAAAATAATAAAAACCTTGTAACCTTTTTACACGTGATGCGGTCTAATCTACATGGAAAACAAAAACACTATAACAATGATGATTGGAGCCTCTGGTTCTGGTAAATCTAGGCACTGTAATGAAGCGGCTAAAGAGATGAATGCTTTTATTATTGACCCTGATTTAATTAAGTTACAACTAAATAAGCAGATGCCATTAAATAAAGAGACTAATGCAAACCTGCACCCTGAAGCATCTCAATTAGCAGCCAATTTGTTGGGGTCCTATTTTGCAGATGCTGAAGGATTTAAGCAGAGATATAATTGTGAGTCGGTCATATTTGATAACCGCGGCAAGGATTTAACCAAGGTACTCAAAAGAATTTCAATGGCTGAAGCTGCAGGGCTTGAAGTTAAATTCATAATTGTTGAAAATGATATCCTTAATTGCGTTTTGAATGTTGGAATAAGGAATCGTAAAAGCAAAAGAAGCATGAAGATTAGTGAAGTAGTCCGAGCCTATAAAGGGACCCATGCGACAATAGAATTTTTGAAGTCCCAAGAATCCATAGATACAAAAATAGTCCAGGGATATAAGAGAATAAAATTTCATAAACTATGTAACCTTTTGACCTGGTGCGTAGTCTAATGAATATGGAAAGCAAAAGGAAGGTAGATAATAAAATGGCTAGGACACCATGGAAAATAAAAGACATAGCACTCTATGCAGCTATGGGAGATGCAGCAAGTAAAGCATATACACCTAAAGAAGGGGATGAATACAACAGCGGCACTTATGAAAACTTAATAATGAGAGCTGCTATGGATGAGCTAGAAAACCAGGGATATAAATTAATAAAGGAAGGTGAGTAATGAACCAAGTAATAAACAAATTAAAAAAACAAATAACAGAATCACTTGAAGAAGATAACTTTACAGGTGCAAAGAATCAGTTAGACAAGCTAGTGGCAATATCAGAACCAGTATTGCCAGATATAGTAATGGAAGGAGAGTAATGGGAGCTGGTGATTGTTATCCTGCTGCGTTCAAGGCTATAAACAGCAGCAAGTTTTTTACTAAAGACCATGACCCAAACCATGACTGGATTGTGGTCCATGCTTTAAGAGATATCTTTGAAGGTGGTGAACACTATGGAGGACACGCATTCTTATTGAATAAGAAAACCAAAACTGTTTACGATAGTTCAATCAGTGCAAAATATATTGATGGTTCTGTTGATGGTGTTGTTGATGGGATGCCGCTTGATGAGTACGTAGAAAAAACATTCTTGCTAACCGAGGGTAAATATGTTTGGAAGGAATACACTCTGAAAGAATTAAACAAGATAACCTTTGAACAAATGGTACATACACCTTTTGATTTAGCTAAGGAACAGTGGGCAATGAAAGATGAAGAGTTTGCTAAGAGATTCCCTGGATTTAGTAGCTACAAAGAATACATGCAAGAGTATTTCATCCCAACATTTTGTCCGAGACAACATGAACACAATAAAAAAAATAAAAAACATGTAACCAAATTGGAGAAGGTTGAGTCTAATAAGTGATGGTAAAAAAGGAAGGTAAAGAAATGGAAGAAAAAGAAATTGTTTGGGTAGATATATTCGGCAATGAAGTTAAGCGAGATGTGTACCAAATAACTGGTGCAGGTGCAGACACTATGAAATATAAAGAGGAGCTTAAGTAATGGAAGAAGTTAGTCCAATCAATATTTATTCTGCAAAAATAGCAGTGAAACATGCACTTGAGGCAGAGTTAAAAGCATTTAAAAAAGTGCAAGATGCAGAGATAAGGTTGAACTCTGCAAAAAGAATGGTCAGACAAAAGTTAGAGATTCTTGAACAACTAGATAAGGAAGGTAAATAAATGAGTGCTCAAGGAGTGTTCATCATTGATGATGAAGTAGGTTTTGAACAGAGACCTAAGAGTAAGAAGCAATTAAAAGATTTAATTGCAGCTGGTAAGTTAGATACTATTTATGTTGAAGCAGTTAATCTGATTGGACCTGAACAGTATGCTGGACCAGTTACTAAAGAGATACTAGAAGAGCAAGGGGATATAACTTTTGTTGGACCAAGTCCTTATGAAGCAAGAAATTTCTTTGGTCAATTCTATGTTGATAAGAAGGGAGCAGTCAATGTCAAGTGAAAAATCATTCAACTGCTATAACTGTGATAAAAAAGTTAAGTGGGAGGCTTTAAAAATTTTTATTAAAGGTGTTCCAAAAGTTCTTTGTTGGGACTGTGGAGATAATGCTGTTGAAATAATACAAGCAGGTAAGGAAGGTAAGTAATGGGTATGGTAACAGTAGAAGTAGCAATCACAAAGACTTATGTTATAAACAATTTGCAACGCAATGAAGTTTATGACTTAGTTAATGATGAGCATACACAATCTATATATTTAGAAGATATTAAGGCAGGAAATTTAGACCAGGAATTTGTTAGTGAAAAGATAGAGATGGTAAGCACAATGGAAGGTAAGGAATGATAAACACTAGAGAATATATGGTAGGACAAGAGGACTACGAAAAGGTAGAGCAAACATTAACCAAGATACCAGAGGATGGGGTCCTGGTCCTGGTTAATAAAACAAAACTGGTTGCTATTGCCTGGAGTGGTAAGAGAAATAAACCAGATTGGAATTATAGATTCAGAGATAAAAAACAAATGGATAAATATATTTCTGATTACTTCTGCAAGGTAGAGATGGCTAACGAATACAAAGCTGAACAGAAATTAAAGAGAGAGAATGAAAAGGCAGAGTTCTTTGAATCAATTAAAGTTGGAGACATCTTTGTTGATAGCTGGGGTTATGACCAGACCAACATAGATTTCTATTTAGTTACTAAGAAATTAAAAGCATCAATCAAGATAGTCAAGATTGGTAGCAAGGTAGTAGCAACAAGCATAGGTTCAGAAAAAGTAGTTCCAGTTCCAGATGCGGTAATAGGTGAAGAGAAAACCAAGGTGCCACAAGATGGATATATAAGAACGCATAGCTTCAGTACTGCTAGGTTATGGGATGGTAAGCCAAGGCATGAGACAGCTTCAGGATGGGGACATTAAAGATGGCTAGATTAATAGGTAAGTATCGTAACAATAAACCTATTCCGACAGAGAAGGAAGAAAATAAGTTACGTATGATACATGAACAGGAACCAGTGCCAATGGATTCTGATGAAGATGAAGTGTTTAAAGAATGGAAGTGGGTAGAAATTAAACACAGATGTAAACACATAGTCTCTCAAAGCATACACTATGATAAGCCAGGGGATGTGATTATTGAATCAGATAGAAGAAGTAAGTTGTTATGTTCTGATTGTATTGAGAATCAGTTAGAAGAAATAGGTAAAGATTATGTCTAGCCTAAAGGAAATATTATTTCAAGGGTGGTCCAGTACCTGGCATATATTAATCAGTAAGGAATCACCCAAAGCAAAGTTCGGTTATTTTATGTTTCATATTGTAGGAATACTTAACAACATACAAGCTAAATATTTCTACAAACAATGGAGGAAGGAAAGAAGATTCACGATACAAGGTGGGGTATTTGTTATTGAATGGAATGAGTATTGGTTTTATTTAATAAACAAATGGCTTACGTATTATGAAGATAATTAAGGAAGGTAAGTAATGGATGCAGCATACTTTAAAGACAAGGTACCTATACCAATGTTTAAAAGTCAGAGAGCTAAAGTTGAGTGGGCATTGCAACAAGCAAGGGCAATGGATGAGCCGACAGTTAGTTCAAATGAATTTGTTTACACGTTTGGAATACCAAGGATATCTTCACACATTCACCAGCTAAGGCAGGAAGGATGGGTAATAGATAACATAGCATCTCATGGCAAGACAGCTAAATATAAATTGGTTCGTACTCCTGGTGAGTATGACCCAGAAGTAGATAACAGAATACAGATTGGAGAGTTATAAATGTGTAGTGTACAAGGATTCATTATACTAACAGGGTTCTCTGTCCTTATGGGTACTGTACTCATAGGTCTATATGCAATGTATGGACAGTGGAGAGAATTAAGACACGCAAAAAAACAACAACGAAACTTATACAAATAATATATTAGTTGTATATAATGGTTACTAATAAGTGTACCAGGAGGTAACATTGCAACAGACTTGGATGTGCATGTACTGCGGAAGAATACTACACATAGTTAATGCGAAGCAACTATGTATGAATCAAATGTGTAAGCTATTCAGAGTTCCGCAAGTCAAGCTAGAAGAATCTGTCTCTTAGTAACAATAGAATAGGAAGGAAGGTAATGCCAAAGAGAAAATCTAAGTGGAAAAATAAACACTTGAATAGTTTGATGTCTGATATGGGTAGCCCAGAGTTAGATGTCAAAGCAACATTAAAAGAATTTAAAGTCAGTCAGAATAAAAGGACCAGAGTTTGTGTTGAGTGTGGAAGTACACTCAATAAGAATGAAAAGAGTATGTACTGTACTGAATGTTTAATAGAGGTATATGAGTTATGAATCTACCAAGTTTAGAAGAGATGATGTATAAAGAATTAAAGGAAATATCCAAGCGTATTAAAGATGACACTAAGTTACGTAACAATATGGTTGGACATTTATTTAATAGTAGAGAAGATACAGGCATGACTGTTGAGACAATAGCTAAGGCAGCTGGAGTCTCTCGCAAACATGCCTACACAATAGCAAGTAAGGAAGGTAAACAATGCAGATAAAGACTAGAGCTGATTTAGTAGTATATAAAGAAATCATGTGGAAATTATATGAGGAGGGTATGTTTCATGGAGGAAGTTTAGATGCACTTACTCTGATTTATAACAAAGTAAAAAGAAAAAGAGGTGTGCATCAGCCTTATGCACAGGATTCTAAGCTTGACCCAAGTTATATACATAATGATAATAGAGATGAGATGAATGCTGACATAAAGGAATCTGTTGAAGGATTTAAAATAATGCCTGGAGGTCAAAGACTAATTGAATCTCTTAAAGAAAAAGAAAATGGAATGGTGGTAAGTAATGGATAAGGCAACCAAAACAAAAGCGTGGAAGGAATTAACTAAACCTTTTGCTAAGAGTGTAATTAAAAAAAGCCCTAAAGGTTTTGGAGATTTTGTACCTCATCACATATACACAAGAAGACTTGTTGATAGTGGACTATTAAAAAGTTTTGATACAGTAGAAGTGATACGAGGAGCTGAAGGACATGTTATATCAGCAAGATGTACATTAGTTGTAGATTCTCCTGAAGGAGAGAAGACAGTTACTTCATGTGGAGATGTAGAGCCTTCGGCTATTAACATGTTCAAGAATGGTAAGAAATCTGAAGGTGAGCTTATTAAAGATGCTGAGTCAGATGCAATTAAAAGATGTTGCATGAGATTAGGTATCGGACTCCATTTATGGGAGCAAGATATGAGCGAGGAAGAATATAGTGCATCTGTATCTGTAGATAGTAAGCCTACACCTAAGCCTGAGGTTAAGGTTGAAAAGAAACCAGCAGCTAAATTATCTGAAGAAGAATTAAAGAAGATGGAAGATATAGCTAGTGAGATGGTAGCTGAACCGAAAGAACCAACGAGGGTTTCTGATGCCTCCCCAACTAAAGACAGTGAGCTGGAGTTAAAAGATATTCTCTTTGATTTATGTGGTCAAGAAGCAGCATTTGCCAGGAAAACCTGGGACTTTACTCTAGCTAAAGTAAATCTTAAGAAGGGATTTCCTAAAGAGTTCTCTGATTATAATGATGACAATGAAAAAACTTTCATTGAAGAAGCATCTAAGTTTATTGACAAGCACAGAGCAGAGTTCAAGAACAGGAAGGCTAACTCACAAGTAATTAATGAAGTGATTGAAGTCTTTGATGGAGATGTTGAAGTAAAAGAAATAAAAGAAGGAGAAGAAGATATGACTGATGTACCTAGCGGTAAGTGGGAAGGTGAAGCACCTTCAGAAAAACAAATAGGCATACTTGAAGAGAAGATAAAGGATGCTATTGATGCTGGTAATGATGAGTTAGCTGCTAAAGCTAAAACATTTTTAAATAGCGGTGAAGCTACCAAGAAAAATATATTTGATTGGATTAATACTGATGGTGATTGGTCCTTAATGGATGGTTCTTAATGAGTGGTTTATCTGTATCAGAAGCAAGTGAAGTAACTTTATTACAAGAGTTACTAACTAGAAAAACAGAGAATGGTCATCACTTATTTAAAGAATCATCTATAACTAACAAGGAAGGTAAGGTGCAGCTGTTAGCAATCGTGGCTAACGTTGAGATGACACTAACACCTAAGCCTAAAGAAGAAGGAGAAAAGGAAGAGGAGTAATACAGTATGGTACACGACATGCTTATTGAAGAAAACATAATGGCATCTAAGATGTGGGAGGTTAATAACCCTAGGGTCCATGGAATACTACGTAATCTAATGCTTATGATTACTAATTCAGATACTATATCTGATAACGCAGCACATGAGATATTCGGATATGTTATTAGTTTAATCCAGGCTTATGGGGATAAAGATTTTAAAGTTCCAATAGGTGAATTTGATTTAGGATATCAGAAAAAGTAATGGCATACGTGAGAAAATGTAGGATGTGCAAAAAAGATATTCATAGTTCATGGGAAGTAAGATTTGGTACTAAATGGGAAGTCTATGATTATTACCATTATGATTGCCAAGACTATGCGAAAAGACATAGAATACCATTAGACAGAAGGAGAGCAGAAGTTCCTAGCAATATGAATGAGTAATAACTTTACTCACAAAGCTAGGAGGTTGTTATGTCAAGAATATAACAACAAAAAAGAACCCACCCTTTTGCCCTAGGGTGGGTTTCTTTATAGAACCTTTAAGTTATCCCATCCTTTTTTATTTACAGTTAGAGTAAGCACTCCAGGATGGGACCATAGTCCAGTCCTTGCAGTAAAATCTATTGACTTATCTAATGATGGACATTGGAACCAGGTTCTATCTCCCTGTTGCTTGGCTCTAAAGTGATGGTAATGACCTGTGATTAAAAGTTTTACATCATTCATGGGCAAGAACCCATACATCTGACCCTTCCACCAGTTCTCAATCTTGTTCTCTGCGTTCCCACTGCCTGATGACATATGTCCATGACTCAGCCCAGTCTTAATTCCTTTTATGTTTAATACCTGGTGAAATCCATCAGCTACATCTACCTTTACCTGCTTGTATCTCTTAGGATTAGCTGCCATTATCTCACCACATATATCTAGGTGCATTGTATCTGAATTATCCAGGCGGTTAGTAGTAACCTGACCCTTACCTGACCTGGACATTTCTCCATGGTTACCAGGTACACCTGCAAGTATTAGCTTATCAGCTAAAGGTAAGAAGGTATCTATTGTTTTCATTAGCATAGCTCTTGCTAGTGCGTACTGTTCTTTCAATGTGAGTTCAATATTAAATGCTTGGCTATCATAGAAGCCATAACAATTCTCTGTTAAATCACCGAGTCCTAATATATATATCTCATCTATTAATACACCAGCTTTACGTAGTTCATGTATTCTATTTACTCCATCTTGTAAAGCAATGTCATATCTTTTGATTGTGTTCTCAACTCCCAGGTCTTGCTTACCTAATTGCCAATCACTACACAACCAAAGGAATGCTGTATCTCCACCATTATATTTAGGTTTAGCTGGTGGTTTCTTCTTAGCTTGTTTGAATAATTCTTTAAAGTATTTATCTTGCCCAGGTCTCTTCTTCTTTACTACACCTTTAAAGGCATAAAAGGTTTCAACAGTTCCACCTTTAAGCTGGGTATTCCAGGAGGATGCACGTACTGTATCTACTATCTCATATAACTCTGGATTAAATCCCCATCCACGTAATATATCATCAAATTTATTACGATAGTTAGGGTCTGTTCCAACGTGGGTAATCTCACCTAACCCAGTTGATTCATTTAGTTCTAGTCCTGGTTGCCATCCTGATTTGTAGAAGTTATTACCCCACTCTTCAGGAGTCTTTTTCTTTTGTGTAATAGTTTAACCTCCCTGTTCTAATAGTATAAACAGTTTTATATAGGTTATCTGTTACTTAGATATTTGTTTCTTTGCGTATGTCTTGATGACTGCTAATGCAGCACCACCACCTGCAAGTGCAGCTAACTGGAGTGCTCCAGCATCTATACCTACTAAAGGTGCAACTGTTAATGCACCAATGAACGCTTCAATGAAGGTCCAGGCAGTTCTTTCAATCATATCTTTAAGCTCTTCGCTCAATGTATACTCCCACGAATCAGACCAAGGTGTCCACCAAACATCTTTCTTAAATGTACCATCTTGGTTTCTTGCTCTTCTTAGTTTCTCAAACATTATACAATGTCCTTTCCATCAAGTTTAGCAGAGAGTACTTGAATCTCCCCACTTATCTCTTGGAGTTTTTCATAAACACTATCAGGTTTAATGAAATCTGGACTAGCAGTGTTACTTAATTCCTTACCACCTAAGTCTATCTTGCTGTATTCTATGGTAACTTCCTTACCTTGTAGTAATTGATTTGCTACCTTCGCATACATTTTCTTGTACGCTACAGCTGAACTTCCGACCATACCATTAAAGTTTATATCTAAGTCTTGTTGTGTTTCTCCTAAGATTAGGCAACCTGATGTATGTTCATCTGTATTACCTGTATGTATAAGTATGTATTGAAAGCCAGGTACATCTTGTAAATGTAACATACCATAGTGTGCATTCTTATATCTAGCTGAATACTTAGCGTGGAATCCACCAGTCTTTCTAAACTTTATATCGTATGTACCTTCAGGTATGCAGGTTTCGTGCATTACTTTTACTGCTTGGTACTGGTCCTCTAATGTATAACACTCAAACACACCATCAATAAATAACAAACCATTAGTTGCATCCTTACCGAACTGTGTTCTTACTACTTGTAGTTTCATTGTATCTCCTATCTATGTCCATACTTGCAGTTACATATTGTAACATAAGTACCTGTATCTTTTTGTTTATATGTATAACAACTCATTACCTTTTGCCACCGAAATACTCCACAGCGTGTCCATTCTCTATCATTGATTGATTTATGTTTACACCATTGATAAAGAACTCTCCAAGTATTCTTCCAAACTTTCCTTTGCCGTGTGATTGTAACTCTATTGGATCTACTGCATCATAGAATTCTTTAGTTAACCATTCCTTTGCAGCCAACCCTCTGACCTTCTCCTCTTTATCTCTTGTTCGTGATTCAGGAGCATTGATACCCATAAGTCGTACACGACATTTATGCCACACATCAAAACCCAGATCAATTCGTACATCTACTGTATCTCCATCAACTATCTTGATTACATCTACAGCATAATAGTATTTCACCTACCACCACAGTTGCAGTTACCACAGC